TGAAACCCCGATTTACGGGGGTATTGGCACCTTGAGAAGATGCGAGGCTCTCTTTGATGAGCTTACGGGTGAGGCTATACCAACACAAGCCACAACTGGAGCCGAAGGGGCTTCCGACAGTGAAGCTACACTAGAACAAGCTTTCAGGGAGGGCGTAGCCTTAAATGAGCTCGCAGGTGAGGCTACACCTAGACAAGCCAACCGATCCAAAGAATACGAGTGGATCGAAGTGGAGGAATTTGAACCGTACGCTGACGTAGACGGACGGTTTTACCTTCAGGGAGCACGAGAGTATACGCTGCCTTACCTTTTTCTTTTAGAATCTCAACTCAATGGTCACAATGGTTCCGTGACTGGTAGCGACGACGTTCCTCGAAGAACGAGGATTCCATCGGACGTGGGTGCGACGTCTAAGACCATTGAGGTCGTCAGAAAGAAAAACGTGAAGGTTGAGGTGATAAGCGATGCTGAGGCAAGTCGTCGCCGTGCACAGTCGGCAGCAGATCGGAACGAATTTGCCAAACGACAGAGGAAGGAAGCAGACACTAATCGGCACCGCAAGACCCCCCGTACAGCACCCAGGGAGAAAAGGGAATTGTCCACACCTGCGGTGGCAGAAGCAAAGACGGATTCACGGATTGCATTTGGGGCTAAAGGGGACTGTTTAGGGCTTAGTAGTCGAGTGGATGCTAAGACGCCATCTTCTGCGCCTTCCAGCAATGGAAAACAGGGTGTTGCCAAAGCTTCTGTTACCGTAGCTTCAGTTGCGACGGCGGCGACTGACAGAAAACCGGCCGCAAAGTCGGTGGACCCTACGCTGAAACGCGACGCGGATGGCAGGCTCATTGTTGGAGGCGGTTGTCAGGGTGTGGCTCCAGATCGTTTGCCTCGGAAGGAACCCGTTCAGGTGGAACAAGCCACAGATGATGGTTCGAAAGCGGTGATTAAAGTTTCCAAGCCACCTGAAGACAACGAAATCAGGAAACCTCCGACAGTGTGTGATGCCTCCGTCCAGGTTGACTCAGACGACGACGCCTCTGGAACGAAGAAACACAGGAGTCCATCTAAGCTTCGTAGGTTGGCTAAGAGGGCGGAAGGACGCGCTATGGACTTCCAAAGTGTTAAGGACTTTGTTGAAACCACGTTGGTAAGTATGGCGCCACAAGATCCTAGTGTGTACCCAGTGTCTCAACATTTCGTCAACGCCGTAACTGGACCCAACGTGTCAAGTTACGTACGCTCTAGGATTTTCCAGAAACTGACCATCGAGGATTTGAAGTCTCGCAATAAGTCATGGAGCCAGGTGTTACTCGAGTTACAAGAACGGCGCGCGATAGATGACCCAACCGTCGTAGGCCTTTGCGAGCACGAG